GGTTCTCCAAGAACGCCATCATCTTGGCAAAGCGGTCCAGCTTGTCGCCCGGCATCGCATGGGTGTCGGGGATAAGCAGGACCGTCTTAGGGTAGGTCTCGCGGGAGGACACGTTTAGATGCCCCAGATCAGACCAATGAGGCCGACGAGGATGCCCACGAAGAACATGCCAAAGCCACCGATAACCGTGCGGTCAACGATGTTCATCTTGGATTCACGCACCGGGTCGCCAAAGCTGCCGGACGTATCCAGATAGAAAGAAGCGAAGATCGCAAGCGCGAAGCCGATCAGGCCCGCAGTCGCGCCAATCTGAGTGATGATCATGTCAGACTCCCGTTGAGCCGAGGCCACCTTCGCCCCGGACAGTGGTTGAAAGGTCCTCAACTTCCACAACCTCAAGCTGCGGGAGCGGCAGGACCATAAGCTGGGCGACCCGCATCCCCTTCTCAACCATGAACTGGTCAGGATGGGGCCATTGCGGCGTATACGGGAGCCGCCCGAGGATCACCTTTAACTCACCACGATAGTCCTCGTCAATAACGCCGGGCGAGTTAACGACAAAAATTCCTTCCTTCGCCGACAGACCAGAGCGCGAGCAGACGAGGCCGACGTGGCCGGGTGGCAACTCTACGGCGATGCCGGTACGCACGGTGCGCCGCGTCCTCATGTCGTCGAGCACATGAAGCTCGTCGGCATACAGGTCGAAGCAGGCGGCGCCGTCGGTGGCCCGGGTCGGCAGGATGGCCGTCGAGGTAAGGCGCTTGAACTTGATTGCTACAGGCCCAGCCATTGGCATTCCTTGTACTTGTTGATGGGTAGATCGTCCAGCGCATAGATGCTGATTGGCTTCTTGTGCGACTGAGGTTTGGCGTTCTTGTAGATTTGTAGGAAGGAAAGCCTGGCCTCTGGGTAGATAGCTTGGACGATAGGTCCATAGAACTCTAGGAGTTTCTTGCGGACTGGACGCATCCACGACAACTTGATTTCGACGATGCAGATGTGGTCGTCTGCAAGCCATAACAGGGCGTCGGGCTGACAGACGCCACCTTTGCGGGCCGATCTGTAGTAGAGCCACGGCCCTACCTCGACCCGCCTATGCAGAAGTTGGAGGCGCTTCTGCACAGCCTTCTCAAAGGAAATGCCCGCCCGCTGCGCAGCCGTCCGCTGTTGCACCGGGAAGACCGGCACATAGTCAGCGTACTTGGCGACGAGGGGCGGGCGCAGTTTCACTCAGCGTGCATGCCGTTGAGGCGGCGCTGGAAGGAACCTTCGAGCATCTTGAGCAGCAGCGCATATTCGCTAGGCTCAATCGGCGACGTCAGGGTATGGCAGGCCGTGCCCATTTCATCGCCCTCGTCGACGGCGATGGCGCAGATGAAGCTGCGGATGGAAGCCTTCCGCTCACCCAGCAGAGCAATAAGCTGGAGGATGACCTCTTCCATTTCGTTGTCAGGGTTGATACCCAGATCGACCTTGATCATCCCCTCAAGATCGTCGTCCTGCTTGGTGGTGGCAGCGGAACCCGGGAAAGCGATCACGTTGTCATTCGACATAGTAGTTGCTCCTTGCGGTGGTGACAGACTGCACGATGTTGGTGCGGATCACATGAATCTGCGAACCGCTCATAGGGTCAACGGCCTTTTCGAGCCAGACCCGCACGACGTAACCGCGCTTGCGCCACCAGCTTTTGATGTCAGACATCAGCTTGTAGTTGGCAGCGCGGTCACTCAGATAGTCATGCCTTGACATCGGGCCTCCACTTCTTGAGGCCAGACGGGTTCTTGTCACTGGCCTTGCCCCAGTTATAACCGACCTCGACATCAAAGGGAATAACTATTTCACGGGTAATCCCATTAATGTCAGTCACGGGGAAAGGAAAGTGCAAGCACTCCAGAACCTGCGGCAACAACTCGGCGGCCTTGTCGATGCGGACCTGACCGAGAACCGCGTCATGAAGGTTCAGCAGGATTTGGACGTCGGCCCCGGGCTTGCCCTCGAACCGCTCCCAAATCTTATAGATGCCCACGTTCATCAGCACGCCAACGCAGTGCTGGGGCACGAAGGCAATCGCTTCACGCAGGGTGGCATCGTCCCAGCGCCGGTTCCAGAAGGTGCGCCGGATGCCGAACGGGCTGACCAGATAGCCCTTCTTCTGCAACTGGTTGGCCACCCACGCATGCCAGTTAGAGATACCGGGGAAGCGCAGGAAGTATTGCATCTGAAAGGCTTCGGCCACGGCCGTCTCGACCTTCATCTGCTGCGCCAAAGTGAACGGCTTGCCATAGTAGTTGGAGCCGTGGGCGCCCCGCTTGGTGATGTCCCGGTAGGAGTAGCCCCGGTAGTATTCGCGCTCTGCGAGTTCACGGTCAGGCGGGAAGCCGAACACCATGCTGGCCACCATAGTGTGCGAGTCGCCGCCCTCGACAGCCGCGATGTAGTTCTCGTCACCCGATAGGTAGGCGACGATGCGGGCCTCGGCGCCCTGCTGGTCCGAGTAGAACAGCATGTAGCCGGGGTCGGCGACGAAGCAGGTGCGCGCCTCCTTCGGGATGTTCTGCAAGTTCGAGCCAATGCGGAACGGATGCTCGCTTGACGAGAGGCGGAACGTCTCGGTGCCAGCCACATTGAACGCAGCGTGGAAGCGGTTGCTGGGCGACAGCTTCTTCGACAGGAACTCGATCTGCTTTTCGAGGTCCCGAATGCGCAGGATGTGATTGGCAAAGAGGGCGCCACGCGGATAGTCACGGGCAATGCGTTCAAGGATTTCCCGGTCGGCCCCGACCTTGACCTCGCCCTTCTTGGACTTGGTCTGCTCGGGGATCGCCAGAAACTCATAGAACAAAGTCTGAAGCTGGGGCGTCGAGTTGTGGTTGACAGTCGTGCCGAACAGGCTCTCGCACAGGAAGTCGAACCGCGCCTGCACCTTGTCGGCCCGTTCGCGCAGGCCACGCACCAGCATGTCGCGCCGCTCGGTGTCGATCTGCACGCCGCGCCGCATCATGGTCATGATGGGACCCAGCATCAGTTCGCTGTAGCGGTAGGTCGTCGACGCCCATGCAGGCAGCAGGCCCCCGTCAAAGATTTCCTTGAGGGCCATCGTCTGCATGGTGTCGAGCGCGTTGTATACGATCTCCTGATTCTCAGGCGTGATCGTCAGGTTCTGCAACTGGAGAGTCTTCACTACTGTCCCCCTTGAGAAACGAATCCCGCATACGGGACATGATGTGAAGCGTCAAGGGCGGCCCATCATAGTTCTTGATGAAGGTCCGCACCCTGACAGGCTCGATGCTGGCAGCAAGGCAGATGCCCTCGAAGTTCTGGGCAGTCGTGCCAAACTCCGCCGTGATCCACGCCTGTGCCTGCTTCTTATGCACAATCCCTTGCGGGGTCTTCGGCTGGGACGTGGCGTCGATCAGGGCCTGAATAATTACGCTGGCCCAAAGCCGGCGGATCGCAGCATCGTCGTCGTTCATGTTAGCTCTTCATCGCTTCCAGCGCCTGCTCGTAGCGATGGTCGTCCCTAGCCGTATTCAGATCGTCGATGACGAACAGATAGAACTCGGGCACGCTAAAGCCGGCCGCCGCTTCAAGCTCGCGGTGCAGCTTGTTGGTGTTGCTATTGCGGGTAGCGTCGCGCAGCCATTCCATCAGAACCTGCTGCATCTTGTAGCGGGCGCTAGCCGCAAGGCCATCAGCCTCAAAGGTAGCGCGGAATGAAACCGCAACTTCAGCCATTACTCTCTCCTGCGTTGGGGCGTCAGTCTACTGAGCCGCCCTTGTTGAAGTCCTTCTTGGCCTTGGTCCGCAGATGCTTCCACGCGCGGGTCGGAATGTGGAGGGAGGCGAGGAAGCCCAAGCTCTTTTCCCATTCCGGCTGCCATGCGTGGTGACGAAGCATCGTGTCGAAGATCGGGCCACGCGGTCGTATACCGTAGGCATCGAGGTAAGTCAAGTCATAGGTGGCGTTATGAAAACCCCACGCCAAGTCATGGCGGCTGGCCAAGAACCGCAGCCACAACCAGATGTCCAACTCGTCAGCCTCCGACCACACCGACCTGTAGTTGCGATCTTCAAGGTGGACGTACAGGCAGCAGCCTGACGAGGTTGCCGCCGAGAACTCGGTGATGCGGCACGACTTGTTGGTTTCGACGTCGAACACGATCTCGTTACCAATGTGCCTAGTCGAAAACTCGTAGAGGTCGGCGACCGTCTCGGGAATGTAGACCGTGCGCGGCCTGTCCTCGAAACGCTTGCGCGCCTTGCGCATCGCCGACACCACAACGGGTCGCTCGTTCCACGCCATGCGGGCGAAGATGTTGGGCGCGTAGGTCGGCACCACCTGCAACCCCTCGACGAAGGGACTGTCGATGTGGGTGCCCCGGAAGGTGTCGATCTTGGTCTCGCCGGTCAGGCAGAACATGGCGTGCTGCCCCATCGTCAACGCGATGTCGAAGCCCTTGAGCTTCTCGACCAGCTTGGCCTGATCTTCCTTCGCCGTGGACGCCAACTGGCCGCCCGTCTTGTCGCCAGCAAAGAGGGTGTGCCACTTGGCAACGTAAGCGCGGAAGGCAGTATGAATGACGGTAGGCTTGAAGCCGGCCGCCTCCATCAACTCCTTGATGACCTGCCACTCCCACTCGGAGAAGGGCTGGCCCGACGCCGCGTCGATGGACGGCCAGTCAACTACGAGGGCAACCTTCATGCGTCGCCCCGCTTCTCGTTCGCCTCAAGCTCGGCCACGATGATGTGGGTCGGCCGGTAGTCAGTGCTGGGAATGATGTGCGGCTTGCACCCACAGTCCATCGAATCGAAGTGCGTGAAGCCCTTGCCAAGGTCGCGGTGAATGACCGTGAAGCTAATGCTCGACGGCGCCCGGTACGTCCTACACATGTTTCGACGTCCTCTCCATTTCGAAGGGGAGATCAATAAGCCGGTGACCATAATATTCGAGCAGCACGTTGATCGCCTCGATGCGCTTCATGGCGTGCTGCAAATCCTCCCACAAATACGTCTGCTCGTAGTCCTCGTAGATGCCAGTCACCGACTGTTGCATACACTTGAAGATAATCTGTGCCTGATAACGAAGCAACTGATGGAAGATCATGTCGGCAAGTTCGCTGCCGAGTTCGATCTTGATGAAGTCTTCGTCAACGGAAGCGACGGTCGCAGTGTTGTTAGACATTGCTGATCTCCTTGCGGCGCTGGATTTCGCGGTCGATGTACCAGCGCGCCTTCTTCAAATCCTCGATGCCACCCTTGAGATCTGCGCGCCACACATACTTGATGGCGTTGCCCAGACAAAACGACATATGTTCGGTGATCTGGATGCACTCGATACCCGACGGATGCGAGTTGTAGTGGACCGGCTTGTTCACCGGATCGTAGTCGCTCATGGTGTACCTCCGCTGCCTAACACTCAGGTCAGCTTCGTAGCCGGTAAGAAGACGGCCTTGCTCCACGGTTCGCGCTCCTTCAACATTGCGTCAATACCATCTGCTGCATGGACCGCACCGACCTCGCGCAGCCCATCAGCCGCCTGCTTCAAGGCAGCCACAAGCAGGTTCCACTCACCGTTCAGGTAACCCACCTGATCAATCCACGGCAGGATGTCGCGGTGTGCCTTGCCAAGATCGTCGGCAAGACGCTGCCTCTCACCACGCAGCCACTCAATCTCGTCGGCACCCGCCTGCATATGCGAATGAATAACGACGTCGGTCTTGGTCTCGTCACCACCAAAGACGCCTTCGCGCAGCCGTTCCACGATGTCAGTCACGCTCGGCCTCCTTTTCGAGGCGGGCACGGCGCGCTGCCGCCACGATGGCCTTGGCTTCTAACCGGCGTTCTTCTGCGGTGCGGGCACAAGGCCGGTCGCAGGTGGCGTTGTCGCCGTGCGGATCACAAAAGCAATGCTTGTCCATGACAGTTCCTAGCGAGGAAAGACGGGACATTGTAACGCTTCACCGCGCCCGGTGCAACCAACAAATTCAGCACCGAGTGCAGGAAGGCGAGGCAAGTCTGCACGCGAACAAGACATATGCTCGACGCGGGCACCGCGTGCCAAGATACGGCGATGCTCCAACATGGAGTGAACCTGACAGGACTGAAGGTCGAGGTGCCACGTTACTTGCGGCAGCACCCCGGCCACATTGCCTGCCAGCAGGATCAGCAGGACATACATCTAGCTGCGCTCCTTGAGTGCCGCTTCGTAGTCGCGGGCAGCATCAGAGGTGGTACGATAGGGCACGCCGTGACATGCCCCGCCGACCCCGTTGATGACGAACCACCAGCCGTTGCGCTCGACGATCTCAGTGACAAGTTCGCCGGCCGCCGCCAGTTCGTTGGTGATGCGGCGCCGGAGATCGTGCGCCGTCACCGTGTCAGTGGCATAGACATCAATCTGCATGGCCGCCCCACTGCTCTGCCATCGCCGCAGCGATGCCGGCGTAGGTGGTGCTGCGCAGCTTCCACCGATCCTTCGAGGGCGGCATCTTGTGGATGCGAGCTTCACGCCCCTCGACGATGTTAGTGGGCTTGAGCAGAGGCAGGTTCTTCAGCCACAGACACGTTGCCTTGGTCTCGCCGTGGCCAAACTGCCAAGGCTGGATGATCTGGTCAGGCTTGCGGATGCGGCTGCTGATGATGCTGATCGGGTTCTCGATGGCGATGCGAGGAATACGTGCATCCATCAAGACGCGCACAAAGTTCAGAGCCATGCCCTGCTCGACCCGCTTGTCCTTGAACCAGCGGGCGCCGGAAACGGCGAGGTGGGTGCAGGGCGGATGGGCAATCATCAGGTCCCAGCCGTCGTCGAGGATGTCCATCACGCTGCCGTGGTGGTGAGGGCCGGGCCTCTCAGTAGGAAGAAGATCACAAGACCAGGCATCATGTCCTAGGGCGCGGAAGGCATCGCGGACAGTGCCGCTGTATTCGCAGGCGACGAGGACGCGCATCATACGGTCTCCTTGCTGCTGATGTTTTCGCGGTGACGCTGAATGGCACGCTTGACTTGAGCCTTGAAGTTGAGGGTGGACCGACCGTCAGACGGTGACCGCGAGAACGTGAACCGGAGTTCGCGTCCATTGACGGTGACGATAAGCGTGCCGTGCTTGGTGCAGTGACCAAGTTCGTAGGGCAGGTTCTCTTGTTCGAGGAAGTCCAACACTGGCTGGATGTGTTCACGGGTCTTGCGGTTGTACATCGTTGTCTCCAATGAAAAGAGGGGAGCAGGCTGCTGCCCACTCCCCCTGAGTTTCACACCACAGGAAACATAGCCGCTAGATTAGGCGGCCTTCTTGTTGGCCATGTACCACTCGACCGAGTAGTAGCGGTCGACCTTGAGGCGCGGCGTGTTGAGCGGCGTGCCATCACGGTTCTGCGTCTCGTGCGACAGGTTCACGACAACCTCGTTGCCCGGCAGGATGTCGAGGGCATCGCGGATGCTGTTGCCCACCGTCTCCGGGGCGATGCGAGACAGGCGCTCCTGCACATACGGCAGGGTCTTCTCAGACACCCACTGCGTATCACGCAGGCGGCACTTCGACAGGTCAACCCCCGTCATGTCGTTGTCGTGCATGGCGTCGAGCAGCGTGAACTCAAGCTCGATGCCCTGCGTGCCGGAGTTGGCCTTCACAATCTTGGCCGCACGCACAGTGGCAATGTAGTCACCGGCCGGCGCCTGACGGAAGGCGGGGCGCTCGGAGGCGGTGTTCTCGATCACGGTATCAAAAAGGTCAGCCATAACTGTTCTCCACAGGTTGTGTCCGCTAAGGACGAGGCGGCATATACATCCGGGCTGCCACCCCGTCAAGTCCTGCCCGGAAATTTCACATTTCGGGGTGCGGCTCGTAAATCATGCCGAGCCTATCCGCAACCTCTTCAGGCGAGCAGTCCACAACGACGCTCTGCCCGCAGCCATATGCAACGACGGCCTTGCCCTTATGGTCCTTCGACGGGCCAATGCTATGGACAGAACCGACGTTGAGGTAAATGTAATTAAACGGACGCGGGTCACACGTCATAAAAATCAACAAGCAGTGCATGTCACTTGCTCCCGGTGAGACGGTTCATCATAGAGGCGAGGTCGAACTCCTCGACACCCTTGATAACATTAGGCGCGCTCGAACGCAATGCGGCCTTGTTGGTGGCCGACGTCTTGAAGGTGCGCTTGCCGTCACGCCCCACTTCAAGGTGCCAGATGTCGGAGAAGTAGGTCTGCATCTTCTTCGAGAACTTCTCGCCGACGCCGACCGGGATGTCACGGGCGTTGCTGATGATCTTGCCCTGATCGTCCTTGTCGCCGATCTGCATGATGTGCGTCAGCACAATGACGGAGGCACCCATCTTGTTGCCGGTGAGGTGATCGAGGATGGCGCTGTAGTAGCGGCCAGCCACGTTGTAGAGCGAGCGCAGATCACGCTTCGTCTCCGGGTCCTCATGCGCAGCGAGCAGGAGCAGGTCGCCAAGGAAGGTGCCGCTGTCGATGATGACCACATCCTTTGCGGTCCAGCCCGACGACTGACCAAGGTCCTCGCCGCCCGGCACCTTCCAGTGTTCGAGCATCTTGCAGAAGCGCCGCAGTTCTTCGAGCGCCTGCTTCGACGCCTGCCCGGTCGCACCGGAGAACAGGTTGGTGCTGGTGATCTTGGCGGCGGCGTAGGTCGAGACGTAAACGTCAGCCGCATTGCTGTTGAGGTAAGACGAAATGACCCGCGTGTTCTGGTCGAAGTCGTGGATCATCAGCCGGTAGCCGGCGTTGGCAAGCTGGGCGAGCGCGCCGGTCTTGCCGGAGGCAGGCTCGCCACAGATGAGGATGCGGGGAGGCGGGGTGGTTGCGGTGATCTTAGGCATTGAACATGGTCTCCATGATGTCTTCACTGATCTTGCGACGGGGGTCGGCCTGCCACTGCGGACAGAACCTAGCCACCGGGCACCACGACTGGCAGCGAACTGCCATGCCGGGGCGCACCTCTACATACGCATCCTTGGTAACGGAGGCAAGCATCTGCGCATCCTCTTCGTTATCGTAGACACGGATGGCACGCTTGTTGGTGCCCTTCATCACTGCGAAGCGTTCGGGCCGCGCCCAAACCTCTTCCTCGGTGCAGGGATCGGGCACTTCCGTCTGATGCATACCAATGCGCCGCGCAATGAAAGCATCGGCTTCCTCGGCACTCCACAACGGAATGTCGAAGCGCATGGCAGGGGCAGGCGGATAGTTAGTGTTGCTCGCAAGCTGGTTGCGGGACCAGTCACGCAGGATGGCGATGACTGCGATGCCCCCGATCTCCAGCCCCTTCTCACGGGAGAGCAGGCGCCGATAGATATTGGTCTGCTGCACCCACTCACGGGCCGGGATACCGCCCCGCACCTTGGCAACTGAGGTGACCTTGAAGTCGAACAGCGTGCCGTTGTCGAGGGCAACGTGGTCGATCTGGCCCTTCACCTTCCACCCATCATAGACGGAGTAGACGGTCGCCTCATTCAGCGAGGCAGGCAAACCCAAGCCGGCCCGCTCGATGATGTGATGGACGCCCTGCCCAAGCAGGGACCAAATCCTATCCGTCACATCCTCCTCAAGCTCATGGTCATGCTTGATGCGAAGCTGTCGCAACTGAGGCGGCGTCAGCAACTCGGTGACCGAGATATCCGCATCACCCTTCGTATAGGAATCATTCCCTACTGCCACGACCAGCGGCTCGGGCATCCCATTCTTATTCGTCAGCTTCATTCGCGGTTCTCCACGATGTCAGTCATGACGCATCTCGTCTGCCTTGGACACACGAAGCCTGAAGAAACCCTTGTGCTGCGGGTAGAGCTTGTGAAACTTCCGGGCATAGAACGCAGTCCAATTATTGTTGCACTTGAACTCAGCGCCCTTCGATGCCACCGACGTTTCCCAACGCACACGGTGCAGCACCGCATCTGCCGAATAGTTACGGTGTCCGGCATTAATCGCGTCGAAGGTAAAGCGAACAAACAGATTCCAGATTTCCGGGTTTAACAAGTCATACTGTGCAAACCGGCGATCTTCAAAGAGATCGCTTTGCGTCAGCACCTCGTCATCGTTGTCAGTACTCATGATGTTTCTCCAACTTCAGGGTCACAGCTTTACGTCCAGAATGTCGTCGGCCATGACGGCGGCTCCCTTCTTCTTGCGGGTTGCGGTGTTCGCCTTCTTCATCTTGGTTGCGGTCTCGGCAAGGAAGGCGTCGTCAGCACGGGCCTTGCGGTTCCGCTGGTTGATCTTCTTGAGTTCCTCGATGGCGAAGGCGAGGTCAGTGTCGGACAGCGCCTCGGGATCACGGGCAAAAACCTGAGCGCGCGTAAGCTTTTCTAAAGGAGAAGTAGCAACATGAGCAGGAGCATCACTTGCACTAAGTTCATCAGACATATCCGAACTCCATTGAAGCAGTAAAGGGGGAGAGCCGAAGCCCTCCCCCACCTAGGCGGCGTTAGATGTCGCCGTCGTCCTCGTCGAAGACGTCGCCCCAGAAGTAGGAACGCTCCCCGGTGTCGGGCAGCGGCTCGCCGGCCGACTCCATGTAGGACTTGTTCTTGAAGATGTCAGCGGCGCCCGGCACCTCGAACATCACGGTGTAGGAGCAGCAGCGCAGCTTCTGGTTGCCGTAGTCAGCGGGCACCGAAACCACATGGGCGGGGTTGATCTTGACCGCGACCATCTTGCCGTCGGGCGGCAGGAAGTTCTTGGCGTATTCGTAGGCGGCAGCATGAAAGCCGTAGCTGCACGTCACGTTGCGGTTGTCGTCAACGTCATGGCGCGCCATCAGATGAACGGTGCCCGGCGAGTTGTCGAACTTGCCCGAGTGAATGTCCTTGAAGTCGGAGCGCACCGCCTTGTAGGCGAGGAAGCAACCGTCCTCAGTGACCGGCAGGTTGGCAGCCTCAAGGAACAGATAGAGTTCCTTGCGCGCCGTCATGGACGGGTTGGCCATGAGGTTCGAGAGGAAGTGGCAGTAGTGTTCGACGGGCAGCCCCTGCTTGAAGAAGATCATCATCTTGTCGGCGAGGTAGTTGGTCAGCGGCTCACCGGCATAGATGACATTCTGTTCGGTGATGGAGACGGCGCCGCCGGTCACCTTGGCGAGGAAGTTCTTGACGGAGGCCAGTTCGACAGCCTCCTCAAACTTGCCGGCGCGGATGGCCTCGACAACCATGTCGAAGTTGAAGTGGTCCACGTCGATAAGGATCGGGTCCTTACCAGCGGGGAACAGGGCAACGGAATCGCTCTTGAGGATGAAGGGGATCATAGGATGTGTCTCCTGTTTCAGCGGTTGATGTAAGCGTTGAGGACGTTGGCAGGAACATTGTTCAGCGGAGTGTAGCGCATCATCGGGTTGGCTTCAAGGAACTTATGCCACTTGACCTCCGCCTGCTGGGCAGCGTCGATGCCCCGCTTGATAGCAGCGAACTGTTCCTCGGAAGCATGAGGAGCGAAGGCATCGTAGTTGAGGTGGCCGGGCTGAAAGTATTCACCCGCACCGTCCAAGTAAGGCGCCACAAGATTGAAGAAGTCGTCAGCACCCCGCCAAGAATTGTTGGCGTGGGCGGCGCGCAGAACCTTGGCACAACCGTAGAAGTTACGCATCAGCCAGTTGCGAATGTTGTTGGCACGAACAGCATCTTCGAGCCACTCCTCGCTGACGTTTTCCCGGAACCACGCAGTGTCGAACGCGGCCCATTCGTTGAGGGCAAGCGCCTGCTTGAGATTGGCGGGGCGCTTGGCCGGGTTGGGCAAGCCAATGACGCGCGGCTCATTGCCAGCGAAGAAGCCGCCAGAAAAGAGGACAGTGAGCGCACGCTGCTGCGAGTAGGCAGGCTTGCCGTCGGTGAAGTCGAGGTAGAGACCGCCACCATTGAGGTCAAGCGGAGTAGTCGAACGATTGTAGGAAAGCGCATCGGTGTCGAAGGTATAGCCGGTGGTGCGGCTGACGGTGCCGCGTGCCATCGGAACCTTGGCGGGCACAGGAAGTGAAGCATAGTCAATGGGCTGCGGAAAGCCCATCGTTTCACAGAACTTGCAAACGTCGTCGTAGTCACCGCCACGCAGAATAAGAGCACGCCAAGCAGGGGTGCCACCGAAATAGTCAGTCAGCACAGCGACGTAGTTGCGGGGCGGCGTCTTAGACCAGAACAACTTGTCCTTGCTGGTCGCCAAGTGGTCGTACATCACAGCGTCCTGAATGAAACGCTGCGCCTTCTTGTGGTAGGGCTTCTTGCCGATCATGTCAGCGCGGACGTCAGCACCAAACTTGTCGATGTTGCTGCTGACATTGCGGGGCACCGGCTTGCCGTTCCACAACAGCTTGTTGGCCGTGGCCAGCTTCTCCATGAGGGTAAGGACACCCTTGTTCTCGCTGCCATAGACGTGACGGCGAGCATGGTAGAGGTCGGGCTGGATAGTAAGGCCGTTGCGAAAGGCTACCGTTGCATCGCGGATCACAGCCTTGAGCTTGTCAATGATCGCATTGCAGGTGGCAGGATCGTATGACAGGGCTTCGCGGGACGGGCTGATCGACAGGTCCCCGACCGCAAAGCGCAGGAAGATAGACGTGTTGGTGAAGAAGGAGCGCAGTTCGTCAGGCAGATTAGGAATGGCGTCAAGGTTCAGCGGGTAAGTGACCAGCCCCATGAACACCTGATTGCCATTGCCAAAGGGAAGGAAAGCCCATTCGGGCTGGCCATCCACCTTGGTCGGCGACACCATGCCGCTGTCGCCAATGCCATCCCAAACGGGATCGACCTTGAAGGCCCACGACCCACTGATCTTGGGCAGTTCGGGCCACCACTGGAAGAACTGCTTGGCCTCGCGGTCCCATGCATACCAGTCCTTCGAGGCAACCTTGACCATGAGGCCGGTGTCGTCGGGGTCCTCAAGGATTTCCTGCCCAGCCAGATAGATGGACGGCTGGCCGTTCGACTTGAAGCAAACGTAAGTGCGCTTCCAGCCGCCGTGATGCGACACGATAGTGAACTGATCGGTCACGGCGAACGGCGACTTGGAACCAAGGCCGAAGCCACCAATCGCCGAGTTGTCGTGGTCCTTCGTCGAGCGGAAGTAGGTGGTGTAAAGGCTGATGCAGTCGGCGTTGGACAGGCCGGGGCCGTAGTCACGCACGCTGAAGTAAGGCTCGGCGACGGAGGGCAGATGCACCTCAATGTCAGAGATCGGGCGATCCGTCAGGCGATGGGCGTCGGCCGCATTGCAAGTGATCTCGCGGATAACTGCCAGGATCTTATTCTGGTAGAGGTTCGAGGACAGCACCTCGAAAGCCTTGGCCGAGGCCGCAATCGTGAAGGCGCCGCCTTCACCGAGGCCAGCGGACTCGATGGTTTCGTTCTTGGTTGCGAGCAACATGGGGTCAGTCCTTCTTCATCGGGTTCTTGACGAGCCACTTCTGGGCGGCAGCCTCAGAAGCAGCGACATGCACAATCTGCCAGCCGTAGGAACGCCAGCCCAGCGTGTTCCTCATGAACAGCGCGAGGCGCCCCGAGTTATTGTCGAGGTCGGCGTCGGGCCACGGCAGCCACGCCCAAACATTAACGCGCCCGTCAATGCGGACGGAGATATCGAAGGCCGGAGCCTGAGCGAGAGACTTAGACTGCATGGTTGTTACCCAGAAAAGGAGACTGCGGGAGCTTGCGGAGCGGACCCTTCGCACGAAGGCCCACAATGCAAGGGGTGGGGTCAAGGAAACGCAGGTCATTGGCGTCGCCGTCAATGACTTTATGCCCAAGCCAAGTCTCAGGCAAGGTGTCGAAGAAGGGAACCGCCACGCCCATACCATTGGCGAGCGCCTTCCTGCAAGCATCAAGATTGTTGCCGGAGAACGAGAACGTCAACTTGTAGTTGGACGGCAGGTTCTTGCGGTTAGCAATCTTGGTGTAGTCATAGAACTGAATGTCGGGCCAACGCTTCATGATGCCCTCGCGCTCCCACCGGATATCCGACAGGATGTTAAGGCGAAGCGCCACCTTCATGCCCAACTCGCGGGCATTCTTGCAGAACTGGTAGATGTCAGCGTTGAGGTGATCGACGAAGTGGTCGCGCGCCTCGAAGAACATCTTGGTCTTGCGAATGCGCGCTTCCTGCACATTCCGCATGGCACCACGGCCCGACTTATTCAGGCAGGCCGCAGAGCAAGCCGTGCTATGGTTCGGGCAGGTATTGTGCCCGGATTCCCATGCCGGGGCCAGCGAAAGGCCCGCCGTTGCGTAGCCTTCGCCGAGAGACTTGACAATCTTAGGATTGCCGACCGTCAGCAGGGTAATGTTGCGGCTGAGTCGATTGACGAGAGAGCGATCCATTCGAGCGTCTCCATGTATTCATCTTCGTATGCCGAGGCGAAGTCCAGAAGCTCATCATCCGTGAGCTTGTAGCCATCCACCTCGACGCGGGTCAGCGCAATCTGCTGCAACTCTACATCAGTTTCGTCCTCCGTTGTGACCTCACGCCAGAACACCACCATGTCGGCGAGGATATCCTTCTCATCAATCTTGAAGGACGCCTTCATGAACTGGCAGAACTGCCGGCTGATGCTGTCATTCCCCACGATCACCGGCCCCTCGACCGGCTTCGAGGGCAAAAAACCGCTGACAAAGGACATAAAGCTCATAGTGCAGCATCTCCAAATCGTTCAGCCTGTCAGCGAAAAGCCCCCATTCGAGGGCCGTCCGCTTCAACCGATCCTTCAACTCATCAGCCATAACGTGCATGTCATGGCCGATAGCGGCAGCCTCCATTTCCGCAAGCTCGTTCACAGGATGTCCCTCCTATGGAATACGGCGTCGGATGCCTGAGCGACATGCAAGATGCCCTTGGCCTCCGCTGCATAGCGGGCCGCCGCCAACCTATAATCAAGCGGCGTACCATTCTTGATCAGGTTTTCATAGTCAGCGACGATCTCGTTGAGCAGCCGCCGGATCTGCGGCTTCAACGTCCGGTAAGGATCATACTCCCATTCCAGAAGCTCCTTCTGGTTCGGCAGGATCTTACGCCGCAACGGCATCTTCACTACCCGATTAGCCACAGCTTGCGCCCCCAACGAATGTAAACCCAACCAAGCGCGCCCCTTGAGACGCGCGGGAACCAGAAGAACGGGCGCTTCTTCATCACGCAACCCTCCTGATCTGGATGCCACGGCGCTCGCCCTTCATAACGCGCGAGGTGCGAATATAAACCGCCTCACCGGCCTCCTTACGGAACTGGCAAAGCGCAGTCAGAGCGCGGGCCTGAGCAAGCGGCGGGTTTGAATGCTCCACGAAGATAGTCTCAAAGGGCTTCAACTCCAGCACCTTACGAACAACCTCGGCGCTGAAACCCCAATGCTTATCAAGATTGTCCTGACGATAGTCCCGCTTCGCCACCGGATCGGCCGCCGGTTCGGGCTTGGCCTCGACCACAGGCTCGGCAATGAACACATCGCCGAAGGCGACCAACTTGGCCTTGAAGCCACGCACTTGCCGGTCAAATTCCTCGACGGTCCACTCGTTGGCGGGCACAGTAAAAACCAGGTCATTCATGGATTTGTTCTCCTAACCGAAAGCCGGGACTGGCCTTCGCTACACCAGCCCCATTGCTGAAGCTGGTGGGTGCGAGGGTCAGAGCGCCTCCTCCCGCAGATCATACTGCGGATAGACTGGCATACCCTTGGACTTCATGCGGTCGAGCATCCGTTCCGCCGCCATTCGCGCCTCATGGATGCTCTCGACTTTGCGAACAACCTTCTGCTGTTCGACCATGCTACCCCACCGATTGGCGAGGTAGTAGCTCATGACATACTGCTTCATCACACTTCCTCCGTGGTCTTCTTAACGATTGCGGGAAACTCAACCTCGTGGATCACATCCGGGTTGAGTTCATGCCGATCAGCAATTTTCAGCAGCACCGACCGCATTGATGCGGGCCGATACCAGTTGCTCATGCTGTCATGAGCCGTCTGCAAATCCCTAAGAAGTTGCAGGTTATCTGACATCCAAGAAGGCAGGACGTCGCCATAAGTTTCAAGCAAATACTGGGCGTCGTTACCCTCCATGCCCGCTTCATAAACGCTATCGGGAATAAAAACCCCGACAGCACAACATGTGTTGCCGTTGCCCCGATACTGACAAACGAAATCATTATAATATTCATCGAGGTGCCCGCCGGGCTGGCCTTGCTCGGCCATATGCTTAACGGCGGTATCAAAGATTTCCTGCGCGTTCATGCTGCTTTCTCCTCCTTCTTGCGCTCGTTCCGCTCGAACTCATCAGTCGCCATCATCTTGGCGTAAAGGTCCGACTGCAAGTTATCCAGATAAACAAGATGCCGAGCATGGGCCGTTGCCGCCTCGACAAACAAATCCTCATGTTCAGGATAGTAAAGATTGGGGATAGGCGCGATGGCACGTATCTTTGTCAGCGCCTTATGCACGGCGTCAAAAGCCTCACTATGAACACGCCTGTAGTAATGTGAATAACTTCTTTCAGTGGTCATCTTAGGTGGCAGAACGCCCTTGGACTTGGCCATATCTCAGGCTCCCTTGCTGATGGCTTTGAGGGACTCACGAACCTGCTTGGCAATATCACCACGCCAGCGGCTCATGTTGCTCAGGATATAAAGGGCCTGCACCTTGGCATCATGGCCCCGCATACCAATACCCGCGCGGGCATACTCAACTGCATAGTTGAGCGCCTTCTCACTCCGGTTTCGCACGATGGCAGCGCAGCACTCATCGAAGGAAAGCATGTTGCCTCCTATAAAACCAGGTAAATATATTGGGGATCATCGCTCGGCGTTGTTCGCGGCGACGAGACGGACCCTAGCCCGGCTCGCCGAGGCTGTCAAGCGGAAAAATTTTCGCTGCGATTTCAGCGGCCTAGCAGGGGGTCAGGGCGCTGCCGGAACGTTACGGGGCTGCCGACTGATCCGGCCTCGCAACGGGCTGGGCCGGGGTCCGAATATAATACTTGATTTCCTACCTAACCCTCGGTAATATGTAGTCTCCTGATAAGATACCCTTCCTGCACCCTCCTTCCATCCTCATGGTAAGGGGGCACGCGCGTTTAGGATTCTCACCTACACTCTCACCTCAAAAACCTAGGTATCTCTAGGCTTTTCGCGCGAAAGTGAGAAGGTGAGCGTGGTGAGGGACTACTTTCCTTATAGGAAAAGAAGAACGTATATAAAAGGTTGGCCGCGCTCCGCTCACTCCCTCACCGGGCCGTATAAGTACTTGATTTCATTAGCTTTCTTGGTGAGAAACGCCTGCTCGCACGCCCTCTCTCTCCCTCACCCCCGCCCTCTCTCTCTCTCACTTACCTACTCTCTCGCCCGCCTGCTCTCTCTCTCTCTCTCTCTCTCTCTCTCTCTCTCTCTCTCTCTCGCCAGGCATTTCTTCCTGGCCGTTGGGCGGCGCCCATGTCCGACCGGATTAGTAGGGTATGGTAAGGGGGCGGCGCGCCGGATTGGTGCGATGGCGGAAAGGTTCCGATCGGCCCGGGGCCGCAACGTGTGACAGAAGGCAACGGAACATGAACAACAGGCGAACGGACCGGGAACGCGGGATTACAAATGCGTTATTTTCGGCGAAGAGGGATTGACAGGATTTTGCCTTGCGCCGAGATGGGCGCCGCCGACGCAATGGAGCGAAGGCGCCGAGCCCCGGCCAAGGGGCGCAGAGAGGATTAATCAGATGGCACGCAATGACGTGAAGGATTGGGCCGACTTCATGGTTCCGGCGGAAGGCGTTGCGACGATCCGCGCCGTTATCGTCGAGGCATTCAAGGCGGCCGGCGGACGGGGCGATTTGCCAAAGGCGTTGAACGTGCGCGGCATCCTGCGGGGGGTGCTTTCCTGTGATGCCGCCGCGTTTGAAGCCGGCAACGTCGAGGACGATAGCGAAGTGGCCAATGCCGAGGCTTGGGCGCTGGCCATTCTGAGCGGCGCCGGCACGCTTGATGCATTGGCGGCATGGCCCGGGATGCAAAAGATGGTGGCGCGCATGATTGCCGCATCTAAGGCGGCCCCCAAGGCCCCCAAGGCGCCCCCGGCTCCTCCGGCCCCCAAGGCTAAGGCGCCCCCGGCCCCCGTTGTGAAGGCGGCCCCCGTGGCGCCCAAGGCTAAGACGGCCCCCGGCCCGTTTAGCGTGGCGGCCCGACTGAGCGCGGCGCACGGTGTCACGATCACGCGGAAGGGAAAGCGCGCTGCCTGATAGGCTAGGGGCTAGGCCAGTACGGCCCGGCCCCTTTCCACCCCGGCCCCGGACGCAACGGGTCGGCCCCAGAACGAAAGGCCCCTAGGTCAACCGGCCTAGGGGTTTTTTGCTGCCCCCTGCTAGGAATGTTTTCCCAGGCATTTATTCCTTCCGGCCCCGCAACAGCCCTGCTCCGGCCAGCGCCGTTCCGGCCCCGAACCAGACTCCCGTCCTAGGCATTTTTTCCCAGCGCGAAGGGTAGGCCCAGTGGGGGCTGGAAAATTCTAGCCGGCTGTGTTTTTTGTCAGGATACCCCTACCACAGTCGCGCAATTTTTTAGACTTTGTCACACTTTTGCCATAATCCCCGACTCAGGCTCCTTTCCCTGCTCCACATTAACAATGGGCACATCCGCCCACCCATGCGCCGTCGTTACCTGCAACTTATACCCCACATACTCCCTCTCGCCCTGCTCATCAAGCCTATAATACTGCACCACCCTCAACGGAATCGCCATCACAGGCGCCCCAGGTACTGAATTTCCTCTTCGTGGCCCCTCTTAATTTCCAGGCACACAGTCAGACTGACCTCCGTCTCTACCGCAGACCGAGTGCGCGTCCCAGGAACATGAGTCCAAAAGGGCCACCACCAGCGCCGGGACTGCGCTTCAAAAGACCCGAACCTATTCCGTATGATCCGGTACTCCGGCTTGAACCACTTCAACATACGCAACCTCCTATGCAACGCTGCCACTCTAGCCCGGTCGCCGTCCAACGTCAAGCACATAATTTATTCCGCATTCGTAACGATCCCGTACCCAGACGCAGACTTTCGACGGGGGCAAATGTCACCGCGCGCAACGCCGCGCAACGCCGGTCGCCGTCCAACGGGGGCCAGGTGAGTTACGGGAGCGTAACGCTCACCGGGGATTCTCACCGTAAAAAGCGTTGTATATCAAGGGCGTAAGCCCTGAAGGTGAGGAAGTGAGAATGGTGAGCGTACCCTTTTTATGAGAGAAGAAGAAAGAGTATTATATAGAAAAGGTTGGGAAAACGCGCTCACTCGCTCACCTTCTCACTTTGCCAATGATTTCAATGACTTAGCTGGGCGCCGGGAGGGAGGAAGGCTTTTGGACTTTCTCACTGCGCGGGGCTTCTCACCTACTCTGGCAAAAGGGTGCATTTCGGCAGGGTAGAGTCCTATATAGCATAGGTCAAGGGGGAAATCAAGTGGGAGGGCCCGGCGGGTCCCTCGCGTAGCGACGCTTGACAAATGGGTGCGGGTGTACTATATTGCTTCTTGTCAGCAGAGTCGCATCGGGCTGGCGTACTAGAACTAAGCAAGTGTCTCCTTGTTGTGTGGCTAGGCGGGGGAAACCCCGCTTCAAGGGCGGGTCATCCACTAAACTGTAGGGGGCCCGCCCACCTTTTTCGGGGTTGTCCTGCCTGCTGGGACAGTAGCCCCGTCTGCGATCTGGATACGGCTGGGAATGCCCGGCCGTCGAGATGCCAGTACGCCGGAAGTCCAATTCGTGAGGACCTCCCCTTCCTTGACAAGCTGAGAGTCTAGCATTAAATTGCGCCTCCCATCAACGAGGAGAGCTATCGGTGGATGTGACCTATCTGGGCCACTACGGGGACGACCTGACGGTTGTCAACGCGGCCCGCGTGTCGTTTGGGAAGCGGGTGCAGGAGTTCCGGCCTGAGAAGGATGGCCGGCTTCTGAGCTATCTGGCGCGGCATAAGCATGAGTTGCCGTTCGCGCATCCGCATGTGAGCTTCCACTTCAAGGCGCCTATCTTTGTGGCTCGCCAGTTGGCGAAGCATCAGGTTGGTTTCGTGTGGAGCGAGATCAGCCGCCGGTACGTCAAGGATACGCCGGAACTGTACTGGCCGAAGGAGTGGCGCCGGGGCTCTGAGGATATCAAGCAGGGTAGCACGGACGATCAGTGGCAGGATAAGTACGGTGTTACGGAGCGGGTGGATATTGCGGCCCGGTCGCTGGTATGGGATTACAAGCGCATGGTTGCGGAAGGCTGCTGCGCGGAACAGGCGCGGATGATTTTGCCGCAGAACATGTATACTGAGTGGCACTGGACTGGTAGTCTGTTGGGCTGGGCGCGGGTGTGGGGCCTTCGGGTCAAGCCTGATGCGCAGCGTGAGACCCGCGAGGTTGTGGAGAAGATTGGGCCTAAGATGGCAGAGCTTTTCCCGTTTTCGTGGGCAGCCCTGACCGCAGCGCGGTAGTAAAGTGGGCTGGTTTTTGGTATAGTGGTTGTTCACCTGATATAGGAGTTGTTGATGCGTAACTTCGAAGAGCCGCGCATGCCGTCCGCGCGCGCTGCCACTATCATTCGTCGTACCTATGCCCGCCCGACCGAGGGTGGTGGCTTTGAGTCGTGGGACGATATTGTTGGTCGGGTGATTAGCCATCAGCGTTGGCTGTGGCAGCGGGCTCTGGGCGATAAGCCGCTGGATATCATGCAGGAAGACGAGCTTGAGGAACTGCGTGAGGTGCTGCTGACCCGGGCTGGGTCGGTGAGCGGGCGGACGCTGTGGCTTGGTGGCACGGAAGTTGCAAAGCGCCGTGAGGCCAGCATGTTCAACTGCGCGTTCACGAAGATCGAGACCGTGCATGATGTGGTGGATGCGTTCTGGCTGCTGTTGCAGGGTTGTGGCGTCGGCTTCGAGCCGGTCGTTGGGACGCTGAACGGGTTCACGACGCCGATGGACATTCAGTTGGTGCGCAGCGAACGTCACCTGCTGGAGCAGAAGAAGGGCCGCGAGACCAACGTCGAGACCTACACGCAGGAAAACGGCAAGACCGTCTGGACTATTAGTGTGGGTGACAGCGCCGAGGCGTGGGCGAAGTCGGTTGGTAAGGTGCTGGCGGGTAAGCGGAAGGCGGATGTGCTTCGTCTTGACTTCACGCAGATTCGTCCGGCTGGTCAGCGCCTGCGTGGGTATGGCTGGATTTCGAGCGGCGACGAGACTTTCGCGCCCGCGATGGAGCGGATTGCGGAAGTTCTCAACAAGCGGGCGGGCCAGCTTCTGAGCCGCATCGACATCCTCGATCTGCTCAACCACCTTGGCACCACGCTTTCTAGCCGCCGTTCGGCTGAGATTGCACTGGTTCCGCATGGCGACCCGGAGTGGGTGGAGTTCGCCAAGGCGAAGAAGGACTTCTGGGTTCATAACAACTTCCACCGGCAGCAGTCCAACAACTCGGTGATGTTCAAGTCGCGTCCCACGCAGGGCGACATCACGGAACTGTTCGATCTGATGCAGGAAGCCGGTGGCTCGGAGCCTGGCTTCATTAATATGGTGGAAGGTAAGCGTCGCGCCCCGTGGATTTCGGGCGTGAATCCCTGCGCCGAAATCCTGCTGCCCAACAAGGGCTTCTGTAATCTGGTTGAAATCAACCTGAGCCACTACAATGGGGTGGCTGTGAATCGCCTGTGGCGCACGGCTGAACTGCTGGCCCGTGCTAATTACCGCCAGACCTGTGTGAATCTGGTGGACGGTGTGCTTCAGCGTGCGTGGCATGAGAACAACGAGTTCCTCCGGCTGTGCGGCGTGGGCATTACGGGCGTTGCTGAGTGGGAGTTTGCTGACGATCCGAAGGCTTGGCAGACGCTGAAGCTGGTTGCGAAGACGGCGGCGTACAAGATGGCCGACGAGTTGGGGCTGCCCCGGCCGAAGGCTGTCACGACGGTCAAGCCGTCGGGCACCCTGAGCAAGATTATGGACACGACTGAGGGTGTGCATAAGCCGCTGGGCAAGTTCATTTTCAACAATGTGCGGTTCAGCAAGCACGATCCGTATGTTGAGAAGCTGATTGCGGCGAACTATCGGGTGTTTCAGGACCCGTCCAGCCCGGATGCGGTGTTGGTGACCTTCCCCGTGGCCTATGAGAACGTCAAGTTCGACGAGGTTGATGGGAAGTTCGTCAATCTGGAGCCGGCAACGGTGCAGTTGGACCGCTATAAGCTGCTGATGGACCACTATGTTGACCATAATTGCTCGGTCACCATCAGCTACAGCCCTGAAGAGGCGGGTGCGGCGGCGGAATGGCTGCATAAGAACTGGGATCACTACGTTGGTGTGAGCTTCCTGTACCGGACTGACCCGACTAAGACTGCCAAGGACCTCGGCTACCTGTATTTGCCGCAGGAAGTGGTGGATGAGGCGACGTTCCGGGCCTATGCAGGCACCTTGAAGCCGCTGGAAGGCGGTCAGCAGGGGGTGGAAGTGGGCGATAAGGACGAGCAGGAGTTCGAAATTGACACCGGGAGCGAGTGTGCGACCGGCGCCTGCCCCATCCGCTAAGGTGGAGAGCCCGTGTAATGGAAAGTGTAGTGTTAATCGGGCTGTTGAGCCTGCTTGCTGTGCCTCCTGCCATCGTACTCTTGAGGAGTTGGCGGGTTGGCGCGGATTTACTGATGAGGAACGGCGGGCCGTCATGGCGCTGCTGCCTCTGAGGGCCTTCAAGTCTTGACTTCTGGAAGCCGGTAGGGTAGTATTCCTATCGGCTTCTACCTTTTGAGGGCAGGATCATGCAGTTTAGCGTGGAATATAAGGGCGGGGTGTTCTTCTTCTCGGTGAGTGCGCCGGAGACGGACCCGAATTACCTTGAAGAGTTCGAGATCGAGGACCCGGAGCAGGCCAAGGACATGGTCGAGGACCTGATCGAGGAGATTCAGGAGGCTGAAGAGGTCGACGACGACGTTGACGATCTGTTTGGCGGGATGGAGCAGCAGTAATGCCTCCGGCCGCGTCCAATAAGGAAGTTATGGACGCTATCGAAGAATTTGCTGAGATGGCTGCCCTCGATAAGAAGGTGGCACAGGCTATTTCTAAGGTGATGGCGCGGTCTCCCAGTGCGGTTATGATTGTGTGGGAGGAGAACGGAGACGTCAGGGCGACGACTATACCGTTCTCGGTGTGTCTGGCCAAGGGGATGTCGGATGCTGTTTATGAGTTGCTCTGGGGTGACGGCTCTGGCCCGGCGGATGAGGAAGGCGAAGAGGTCGATGACCACTAAGCTGGTCTTCCACTGGAATACTTTGCCCGCGTATGTTATACTTTTCCGCTGATCTAGGATAGGTTGAAATGGCTTCCCAGATTCTTCGGCCGGGCAGCGGCTGGAAAGACTAACTTAGATGCCCGTGAAGATAAATAGCTCCGGTGGCGGCTCCGTCACGCTGGATGTGCCCGTCACCGCCAGCACTTTTACCGCGACAATCCCTGCCGTGACCGGAACTCTCGTCACGGACGCTGGTGGCTCTACAGTCCAGTTTGGTGCTGGTTCTGCTTCTGCCCCGTCTATCACGACGACCGGCGATACCAACACTGGCATCTACTTCCCCGGCGCGGATCGCATAGGCTTTGCTGAAGGTGGCGCGCAGGTTGGTGAGTTCGACGCCAGCGGCAACCTTCAGTTCAATTCCGGCTACGGCTCTGTCGCCACGGCTTACGGCTGCCGAGCTTGGGTGAACTTTAACGGCACCGGCACGGTGGCTATCCGGGGTAGCGGCAACGTCAGCAGCATTACAGATAATGGTGTGGGCGACTACACCGTCAATCTAAGCACAGCAATGCCCGACACAAATTACGCAGCTATCGGAAGCTACCAGTACGACAATGGCACTCCCCCGAACGTCCTGTTCTTTGACCAATCAATGATGGTTTATCCGCACCTAACTAACCAAGTTTTGGTCTACAACGGCTACGTTAACTCTGGGGGATCGGGGCGGACTGATGTTGTTGAGTGCTGTATTGCTGTATTCCGCTGATAGGAGCCAAGCATGACCGATCAGCGCATTATCTACCCCACCGACGAAGGCGGCGTTGCCGTCATCATCCCGGCCCCCGAGTGGCTGGCCCAGGAAGGCAACACGCTGGAGACCCTTGCCGCTAAGGACGTGCCTGCTGGCAAGCCCTGGAAGATCGTCAGCGTCGAGGACATCCCAACCGACCGGACTTTCCGTGCCGCCTGGGAGTACGCCGAATGATCACGATCAACGTGAACAAGGCCAAGGCCATCGCGCACGACATGCGCCGGACTGCCCGTGCTGCTGAGTTCGCGCCGCATGACGAGGCCATCGCCAAGCGCCTGCCCGGCACGGTCGAGGCTGAAGCCGAAGCGGCTCGCGCTGCTATCCGCGCCAAGTACGCTGCCATGCAGAACCAGATCGACGCGGCGGTAACACCTGACGAGATCAAGACCGCTCTGGGAGCGCCCGGCTAATGCCCGTAATCATCAACGGCTCCACCGGCATCTCGGGCACGGACGGCTCTGCCGCAACGCCTGCCGTGCAGGGCACCGACGCGAACACCGGGATGTTTTTCCCTGCGGCTGACACCATCGCCTTTGCTGAGGGTGGCACTGAGGCGATGCGCTTGGACGCCAGCGGCAACGTGGGGATTGGCACGACGACACCGGGCGCAAGGCTGGATGTCTCTGGCGCGTCCAACACTGCCGTTGCTCGCATCATCTCAACCGATAGCACCCGCTGCGATCTTCGTTTCCAGACCTCCGGCAGCAACAGCGGACTGTATTTTGGCAACAGCACCACGTTCGACCTTGGTCGCCTGTTTTACGACAACGCGGGCAACAACATGGTGTTCGTGACAAACAGCGCCGAACGCGCTCGCATCACCTCTGGTGGCACGCTTTGCCTCAACGCAGCGAACCCCACGATTAACAGCAAAACTCCACTTTTGCTTGCATATCAAACGGCGTCTCAGCCCCCTATTTCTTGTTATGTTAATACTACTTCCGCAGCCAATCAGATTACGTTCCACAATCCAAATGGCGAAGTTGGTCAAATTAACAGCGGCGGTACAGGCGTAAGCTACAACACCGGCTCCGATTATCGTCTCAAGCACGATGTGTCCCCCCTGATCGGCGGGCTTGCCACCATCGCTGCGCTCAAGCCCTCCACCTACAAGTGGAATGCCGACGATAGCCACGGCGAAGGCTTCATCGCGCATGAGCTTGCGGAACACATCCCACTCGCGGTGACCGGCGAGAAAGACGCGGTGAACGCTGACGGCTCCATCAAGCCGCAGGGCGTGGACTACTCCAAGATCGTCGTTCACCTCGTCGCCGCTGTGCAGGAACTCACCACGAAACTGGAAGCCGCCGAGGCCCGCATCGCAACGCTGGAGGCCCGCTGATGTCGACCGTAGCTACGACCAACCTCAAGAACGCCGCCTCCGCGAGCAACAACATCGTCCTCGACGCCTCGGGCAACGCAGCCTTTGCAGGCAACGTGACGGCCAGCGGCAACGTGACCTCGACCGGCATGGTGGTGCCGAGCAGCAGCTTCCTGCGGAACCGCATCATCAATGGGGCGATGTCCGTATCTCAACGGAACGGAACGTCTTCGGTGAACGTCAGTTCTGACAGCTACTCGCTCGACCGTTGGCTCAATCGTGTCTCGGGTGGTGGCGTTATTGCCAACCAGCAGTCAACAGCAGTTATTCCGACCGGGTTTGCCTACTCGGCAGCCCTGACTGTGCAGACCGCTGATGCCTCAATTGCTGCTGGCGATGTGTATGATTTTGAGCAGCGCATTGAAGGCTTCAACACCTCCGACTTGGGTTGGGGCACAGCATCGGCTCAGACTGTCACGCTGTCCTTCTGGGTACGCTCGTCTATTACCGGCACTTACGGTGTTGGTATTCAGGCTGCCTCGTACACCCGATCCTACGTCACGACATACACCGTAAATGTCTCAAACACCTGGGAGTTTAAGACGCTCACCGTTCCGGGCGACACCAGTGGCACGCAGAATGTGAGCAATGGCCTTGGCGTTGGCGTCTGCTTTGATCTGGGCTCCGGTTCAAATTGCAACGCAACAGCCGGTGTCTGGGGTCCAGGTGGCGGTCTATGGAGGACTTCGGGCTGCGTCAACTGGATCGCCAACGCTGGCGCGACCTTCTACCTGACCGGCGTCCAGCTTGAGGTCGGCACCGTCGCAACGCCGTTTGAACGCAGGCAGTACGGGCAGGAACTGTCGCTGTGTCAGAGGTATTATGCCCAGCAGAGTGCTTCGTTATTAAATAGAGCCTACAATTATGGAGCCTCAACATTTGATGTGTGGCATTTTGTATCTCTGCCTGTAACAATGCGAGCTATACCTACAGTATCGGCTGTTATTGATATTAATGATGGTTCTAACACCACTCCCAACTTTATTCAAGCTACGACCACCTCATTTTGTCTAGCAAGTTACGGGCGCTCTGCAGGTCAGTTTGTAGATTTAAACTCTTGGATTGCAAGTATAGAGTTGTAAGAAGATGTATGAAGATTGTCAATACCTAAAGAACCCCAAAGACATCGTTGTAGGCGTCCGCTGTGACATCAACGGCGTGACCAGCTTCGTGCCGCTCGATCCGGCGAACGCCGACTACGCCAACATCATGCGCCTTGTCGATGAGGGCAAGCTGGTGATCGAGCCGGCGACCTAAAGGGAATCCAGATGGCCGACCCGAAAAAGATTTCCGAACTTACGACCGCTGGCCCCCTTACCGGCGTCGAGCTTCTGCCTATTGTGCAGAACAGCGGCACCCTGCAAACCAATCTGGCTACGGTCGCCATCTTCGCCACCAGTGCCGTCACCAATGACGTGGCCGCTGTTTCGCTGCGCCTCGACAATGTATCAGCCGCTGTCTCCGCAAATGCTGCCCAGATCGCTATCGTTTCGGCCCTCACTTCTGTCAATGCGGCTGCCATCACGTCCGTCAATGCGGTTGTCTCGGCGCTTGAAGTGCGCGTTAGTGCGGTGTCGGCGGCTGCCGTTTCGTTGGGCACGGCCCTCACCTCTACCAACAACGTCGTTTCTGTTCTAGCTGATCGTGTTGCTGCTGTTTCAGCATCCGTCTCTGCCCTTCAAATTCAAATTAATGCAGTTTCGGCGGCCCTCACTTCCACCAACAACGTTGTCTCCGCACTCGAAATCCGTGTCAGCGCGGCCTCCGCAACGGGCGCTGCTAATGCTGCCGCCATCACATCCATCAACAATGTCGTCTCCGCTCTAGAAATCCGCGTTAGCGCGGTTTCGGCTGCCGTCACGTCTGTCAACAATGTGGTGTCGGTCCTTGATGTACGGCTGACTGCCGTCTCGGCTTCCGTCTCCGTCCTCAACGTGCAGATGCTGGCAGTCCAAGCCTCCATCTCCGCTATCAATTCGGCCCTCGCAGCCATTGACGCCTCGGCTCTGGCTGCCCTCGAACCGCGCGTCTCGGCCCTCGAAATCCGTGTGGCTGCTGTTTCGGCTTCTGTTAGCGTTCTCCAAATTCAAGTTAACAACGTCTCAGCAGCCCTGACTTCCACGAATAACGTTGTCTCTGCGCTTGAAATCCGAGTTAGCGCCGCTTCCGCTACGGGTGCAGCAAATTCCGCCGCCATCACGTCTATCAACAATGTCGTCTCGGCTTTGGAAATCCGCGTCAGTGCTGCGTCTGCGACAGGCGTTGCCAACAGCGCGGCCATCACTTCCATCAACAATGTTGTTTCCGCTCTAGAAATTCGCGTCAGTGCCGCCTCGGCTACCGGTGTTACCAACTCTGCTGCCATCACCTCTATTAATAATGTTGTCTCGGCACTGGAAATTCGGGTCAGCACCGTCTCCGCTGCCGTCTCCGTCAATACTGTAGCCATCAACGCAGTTTCAGCAGCAACCTCTCTCCGCGTCCTCCGCGCAGGCGACCGCATGACGGGGCAGCTTGCTGTCGCTGTCTCGGCTGACCAGATCGGCGTCAGTGTTGTCGGCGGCCTCGTCGTCACCAGCGTCGTCAACTTCACAGGCGACAGCGCCCTTCTTCTCCATTCAGGCACCACCGCTACCCGGCCCACCTCCGTAACACCCGGTCTCATCCGCTTCAACAGCGGCTCCAATACCTTCGAGGGCTACACTTCGGCGACGTGGGGTGCAATCGGTGGTGGCGGCGGTGCAACAGGTGGCGGCACCAACCAAGCCTTCTACCTGAACGACACGGTCGTCTCGGTGTCCTATTCCATTCCGTCCGGTAAGAACGCGGGCACATTCGGCCCCATCACGATTGCTAGCGGTGTGACCGTCGAGGTGCCTTCGGGGTCGACGTGGACCGTCGTATAGTGAGGGGGTGAGAATCCTCTTGCACACGACGCTCACCTCATGTAGGATGTGCTTCTGATCAAGGAGCCCTGCATGTCAGATAAGATCAATCGCGTCCAGCTTATCAACGATGCGAAGCTTCAGCTTTCGCCGTGGACCACCGAAGATGGCCGCCTCTTCCTCGACTACACCGAAGCTGGTGTGCGGCGCACGTTGACCATCACGCCCGGTGGCCACTGCGACTTCCGTGGTTGGTTCACTTCCTTCTGCGTCGATCAGGTCAACATCGTGCCCGGCGGTGACCTTCTCAATTCCGCACAGACCTACTTCGCCCACTGGGTCCGCGCACAGGGCCGCAAGGTCAAGGACTTCATCCGCATTGGCGGCAAGGTCGGCGAACTCTACATCGACATCGGCAACGACGCCAACGACGCGTGGTGCATTTCGACTTCCGGCATCACCAAGTTGCCTGGCGGCCCGACCCACATCCGCATGCTGCGCGGCGCTGGCATGCTGCCCCTCGTCGACCCCGACCTCTCCGCGCCCGCTTCCGAGTTCCCCGAACTCCTCAAGGACTTCATCGCGGCCGACGAAGACAGCCTCATGCTCCTGACCGCATGGCTGCTCGGCTGCCTCCGGCCGGAAGGTCCCTACCCCGTCCTCACTATCTCTGGCGAACAGGGCTCTGGCAAGTCCACCGTCCTTCGCCTGCTGCGGCGCATCATTGACCCGCACGCCCTTGACATGCGGACGCCGCCCGAAGACCAGCGCGACTTGCAGGCCATGGTGCGCAACTCGTTCGTCCTCGCCTTCGACAACGTCTCCTTCATTTCCAACAAGATGTCCGACGCGCTCTGCGTCATCAGCACTGGCACCGGGGCGCAGGGTGGTCGTGCCCTTTACACCAACGCCGAGGAGTCCGCAGTCCGCGTCTGCCGGCCCGTCGCCATGAACGGCATTCCCGATGTCGTGGAACGCGGCGACCTTGTTGACCGCTCCATCCACGTTCACCTGCCCCGCATCGACCCCCGCAAGCGGCGCGACGACTACGAGTTTTGGGAAGCCTTCAATGCCTGCCATGCCCGCCTGCTGGGCTCCCTTATGAATGCAGCGTTGATTGCTACGCAGAATTATGGTAATGTACACTTGGCTGAAAAGCCGCGCATGTCTGCATTTGCGGTCTGGGCGGTGGCAGCCGAGAAGGCTTTTGGCTGGCAGGAAGGGCGCCTTATGGAAGTCTATAAGCGCAACCGTTCTGCGGCAGAGAGCCAGATGCTGGAGTTCCATGGGATGGCCTCGGCTATCCTGCGGATGATGGACAAGCAGAAGGAGTTTTCGGGGACGTATTCGGACCTGATCGGCCAGCTTGAGATGAACATCGGCCCCCGCGAGAAGCTGCCGCAGACTTCGCACAGCTTCGCCGCTGAACTGAAGCGTATCCGTCCTGCCCTCGAACGGCAGGGTATCCGCTTCTTCAGTGCGGGCCGGGCGACCAGCCTTTCGCAGAAGGGTCGTTCGCGCATCTCGATTGTCCGCGAAGACGACGAAACCGGAGTAGCATGAGCGACGAACCTTTCGATCTTGCCGACGAAGTAGTGGAGGCGGCCTCTCCTGAAGAGGGGGAGGCGCCTTCGCCCAAACGTAAGCGCAAGAACCCGCCGTCGCAGAAGGAGCGCCAAAAAGCCTATCGGCGCGATCTGCGGCGCATGAACATCCACAAGCCTGCCCGCGCCGTCACCAAAGAGAACGTCGACGCGATCCGCAACCTGCGCGACCACCTGCGCGAAACGTGGCAGGCCAAGTGGGACAAGATCACAGCCATCAAGAAGCTGACGCCCAAGCAGGTCGAGTTCGCCCGCCAGTTCGCCCTGAACGGCCGTTCCAACAAGTGTGGTGCCATGCGGCAGGCGGGCTACAACAGCAACAACCCCGTCGTCCTGCTGGAGATGGCCAACCGCATGCTGGTCATCCCGGAGTTCCACGACCTTATCAGTGCATTCGAGATTGAGGAGAAGGCTCGCATGAAAATCAATATCGAGGATGTCGTCAAGTGGTTTAACGACATTGCCACCCAAGCTATGGCCTCCGGCGACTTTACCAACGCCAACCGCGCCATGGAAAACCTCGCCAAGTACCTTGGCATGTTCGTTGAGAAGAAGGAAATCGTTCACCGGACCATCCACTCCAAGGAGGAACTGGATACCCGGATCAGCGAACTGACTGCTATCCTGCGTGAAGCCGAGCCGGAAATTGAACGCAAACTCCGAATCAACTAAAACTTACTGGTCAGCCATCCCTTGTAAAAATGGTCATACAGGGGAACGCTACAAAGGCAGCAGCGGCTGTGTTGTCTGCGCACGCTTGCGCGCAAAAACGTGGGCACAGAACAACCGCGAAGCTGTCGCGCGAAATTCCAAAGCGTATGCGGACAAAAATCGTCAAGAGGTTAACTCCCGTATCAAAGAGTGGAAGAAGCGTAATCAAGCAAAAGTTCGTTCGCAGACAGCTTCAAGACGCGCGCGCTGTAAAGCTGCTCAACCGTCATGGGTTAAATCTGAGGAGCTTCTTGCTATTTATCAGCAAGCACAGCGTGTTTCAGATATGATAGGTATTGTTTATCATGTGGATCATATCATACCGCTTCAGCATCCCCATGTCTGCGGTTTGCACGTTCCTTGGAATTTGCAAATAATTCCTGATTGGCAAAATCTGCAAAAGCAAAATAAGTATTAAAATGACAGTTCTTCCAAGCGACGACAATAAACTTATTGAGGCCAAAGCAGAGTTAGCTGATTTGCTGCACAAGAAAGCTGTTCTTGAAGCGCAAGATCATTTTTATGTTTTCGTAAAACTTTTGGCCCATTTGATGTTGGACGGCAATACATACCGCGACGGCCGCCATATTGAATCAATTGCTGCTACACTAGAAGATGTAGACGATGGGTCCGT